CAGCGCCGCCGCAAGCTTCATCGTCCACTTGAACCAGCTACCAGGGCAGGCCCGGGCGGTTGCCGTGCAGATACCGGCAGCGTTTGTGATCAACCTTGCGGGGTCCGGTGCGGCCATGGTGCTGAGTTTCGCAGCTGGTATACGGTCACAGATAGGTGCAGCGGTGGCTGCCGCCAACGCTGTGGTAAGTGCTGTTAAGCGGCTATTTCCTCACTCCCCGGCTAAGGAAGGCCCTTTGTCTGGTCAAGGCTACACCGACCACTCAGGTGAGGCTTTGGTTAAAGACTTCGCTAAGGGCATTGAGTCGCAAGCATCAGCGGCGCGTAATGCTGCCAACGTTGTCACAGGTGCTGTGGCAGGGGCGTTCAACACCAGTATTGAGGGTGTGGCTGTGGAGAAAGCCCAGGCGGAGAACGCGCGCAAGCTACAGTCGGCCATCAAGTCGCATGATAAGGCGCTGGCCAACTGGGAGAAGCGTAAGGGAGAGGCTGCTAAGAAGGGTAAGAAGTTCAATGAGAAGCCCCCGAAGCTGAACATGCCCGACCTAGTGGAGCCCGACACACTGGCCGTTGATGCTTCGTTCAAGGCACTGTACCTTGACCGTATCAGTGACAAGCTGAAGCAGGGCACCCAGAATGCTGTGGATGAGGGGTTGAAGAAACCCTGGGTTGAGGGTGTGCGGCAAGCCTTGGCCGAGGGGCGTAAAATATTTGGGAACAACCCAATATTTGATGCTGTGGACTATCGACTGGGGGATGTTAACCTACCAGACGCACTACAGAACGCCCTAGACAAGTCCGGGGTGTATGAGCTGCCGGAAACCTACTTCAAGCTGCTCACCAACGAGCTGATGGAGGTTATGGGCATCAAGTCCAACAGTGCAGTCGGACGCGCTATCAGCGCGCTCCAAACCTACGATTACAACAGCAAGGGTGATGACAGGCTACATCGTGATCAGGAACGCAACGAGTCCAAAGCGCCACCACTCCACTTCCATGTGAGTAGCGTGGATGAAGCACTCGCGTTGGCGGAGTTTAAGACACGTCAAATCCAGTTCAAGGAACCCGCATAACCGCAGGCCCGCACCAGTTTTTGGTGTGGGCTTGACTTGTTTCAACCAGTGTGGGTATAGTGTGTCTTGTCGGGATGAGAGCACATCCCGCAGACAGGAAGAGAGAAAAACACAATGGGCACACATATTGTTCGCTTGAGCAGGGCGATGCATGTTGTAGGTGACCAGGTTTGTGACACCTACACGGTGCATAACAGTGAAACCGGGGCGCAAGTCACGGAGTTCACCATCAATTGCACTCCCATCATTGAGGACTACAACCGCCAGCTAAGAGCAGCGCTGGCCACGTACCCACACTATGTGTGGGAAGACACCACCGAGCAGAAAGACGAAACTATCTCATGATCACCGCCAGGCTACTGGAACTTGTAGTGCATGACACCTGGAAGTACAACCTGAATGCGATTGCCAACTATGCTAACGCTAAAGGCCAGTCGTTGGAGGAGGTGCTGAGTGACCTCCCCCGCCATGTCCTGTAAATGGGTGTTCTGCACCCCCGAGGAGTGCTGGGAATTCACTAAACGGATACCCCGCGACCTAATACAGTGGATCAACAAAAAGCTAAGCTGTGTTACCGCCTACACCCTGGAGCTAGTGTGGCAGGCCATGGGCGGGTCCGAGTTCCATCAACAAGTCCTACTTGAAACCACGGGTAGCTTCTTCGCGACAGTAGAAACAGTAGAAGAGGAGTATTAATATGGGTAGCCATGATTTAGACACCATTGTGGTGCCAGGGCCAGACAACCAGGACATCATCACCGTTCGCTGTGTGTACGACGCGTGCGTGAAACACTTCCTGGCAACAAAAGAGGCGGGTGAAGCACCCAGTGTACCCTGAATGCGTGGTGCTGGTGAACCAGCACAATGGCCTGCCTAGCGTGTTTCTTGATGAGGCTGCCGCTAGGGTGTGGTTGACGCGCGCAGGAAACTCATGGCCAGCGGACACGTTCGAGGAGTTCGCAGACAAAGCAGGTTACAACGCCTACTACTGCAACATGATGGAAGGTTAGCGTGGACCATGAATCCGTAAAGCGTCTCCATGCAGACTTAAACGCCAGAGTGAAGTATTTCAGGTGGCATTACTACTACGGGACGCCATTGTTGGGTGATCGTGCGTTCGACATACTTTACAACAACCTGACATGGCTAGAATCCGCACACCCTTACTTGGTTCCTGATCAGACCATGGGTGTGGCTCCTGCCCTTGATGGCGAACCACCCTGCCCGTTTTAAGATACCCCCACCCCCGAGACGCCCGTCTCGGGGGTTTCTTTTACACAAGGAGAGTGTTGATTGACTACACCAAACCAGCAGTGGGACACCAGCCTACCCGGTGACGGAGGGTTCTCCTACTACCAAAACATGACCGAGGAGCAGGCGCGACACCTAGCCCGTGGAGGTCTCGCCAGCAAACTACGCAGCCCCCTGCAGGATGCCCTCATGGGCATCCACAACGGCCTAATTGGATTTATAGGATACATTGTGGGTAAGCGCAGTAGGCCAGATAGAACCTTCGGTGTGCTAGAAGACGCTCAACGCAACGCCATACTCGCCGAGTGGGACAAACTACGCGGTGAAGTACTACCGTTGTTCAGTGAGCGTGATGGATTCACCCAGGACTTCCGCACCGCTGTCGGTGAGGCGCGCACAGCCCTCAATACGACAATCAACAACATGGCCAACCTTGGGGCCACCAAACAGGTAGAGCAACTGCGGCAACTATCCTCCCAGCTGCGCGCCCTGCAATCCAGTGATGCCACGCAAGAACAGTTGTGGAAACTACTGGTATCCGAGATGGTGTCCACTAACCGGGAGTTGATCGTGGCCAACTACCAGATTGACTTGGAGCAGCAGAAAGCCCTGGAGGCGCAGCAGAAGATCAACGAACTGCAGGGCACGATTGACCGCAACCAGCAGGCCCAGCTGAACTACGCACAGAAACTCACCCGTGCTGTGGGTAACGCCGTACCCATCGTGTGGGCATTCGAAGGGCTCAAAAACTACTCCGAACACTACATTGATGACGTGCTGTCCTTCGCCCAGTGGGGTGATCATGAGTTTAGAGTCAAGCCAATTGGGAACTGGCGGGGGATTGTCACCATGGTGGTGCGAAACAAACGTGGCATCACCGACATTGTCACCAAGCCGGTGAACGGTGATGGGGCCTCATTGGTGTTTGTGTTTGACGGTAACTTGCTAGCAGACCGTGTGCAGCGTGGATTCTTCATGATTAGCAGGCGATTTGACTTCGACGCAGCCTAACATCTATAGTGTGTCTTGTAAGCGCAAGCAACCAGCATAAGGAGAAACCAATGCGCAACACCCCCGTATTCCAGCAGGTAACCATTGACTACGCAACCGAGCTGCAGCACCTACTACGTAAGGTGTGCGACAAGCTGACGGACATGCACAGTGACATTGGTGCAGTGCACACCCAGGTGGGTGAACTCAACGTGTTCACCATCCCCCTACACACCCACTACGTCATCCAGACAGCGATGATACTGGTGGATAGTATTGTGGTGAGCGAGTATACGGCGGGTGAGGCCACTGACACTGTGTTCATCTTCAACGAGGATGACCTAGCCAAGCTTGATGAGTTTGATGTTTAGCATCACATGACGAAACCCCCTAGGGAACAATCCCTAGGGGGTCTTCTTATGTCTACCACACACCCAACGTGTGGGCTGCTTGACTGATCCTGTCGAGCCTATCAGCAAGATACGCGTCACCCGTACGCCTCTTCAGGGGGCCTAGTTTCACCCGCCAGCCCTTATCCTGTTTCCACTTAATCGATGTCACGTGCTGCACAATCAGCTTACCCACGCCAACATCAATGGCCACACGGTCACCTATCCAGAAATCACCGTGCCCAGGGGGGCCAGGTATATAGGGCCCCTCTGGGGGTAGTTCAACCTCTGCTGTGAGCTTACCCGCAGTCTCCGCACGTTTCATACGAATCTTAGACAGCATACTAAGACTATTAGCTCTACCGGTGATCAGTGGGGCCTCGAATGGGTAATCCCAGCCTTGCTCACGTGTGCGCAGGTGGTCTTTCTTCGACTGGAACGCGGCAATCGTGTCCTTGTACAACGGTTCCAGGATGGCCTCCGCTGTGGCACCAGCCTGGGACTGGCCAAACATGGCACCTATGAAACCACCCAGGCCAATGATACCTGCCTTGATGGTTTCGTTAACACCCAGCATTGAGGTACCACCGCCAACAAACTGGGATGGTCCTGGGGGTGTCCACTCCAACCCTAGTTTCTTACATCCTGAGTTTTCGTCCAGGACTACCCACGGCATGGAAGGCACGGTGCCCCAGTAGCGGGCACGACTGTACTCATCCGGCACGGTGGGTTTCTGGATGGTCTCAGTGGACTGATCGAAACCGTCGGCGGCCACCTTTGTCACCGACCGTACTAGGCCACTCACCACACTGCCAACTAGGCTGGTGCCCTCAGCAGTCCAACCGGACTTGTCCACAACCTCCAGAATGAGCGCGCCACGACGCACCCCCTTAAGATCATTGATCTGTGGGTCCCCAGGCAGGTACCGCCGCCACTCCACACACAGCCCAGCGTCTTCCATAATGGGTTGTATGACCTCATCCACCGTCTCAAACCGGGCAGAAGTGATAGCCATAGGTGACTTGTCGCCCACCATGGTAGGTGGACGTAGCACTACCGGCCATCCTGACATGTCCAGGTCTAGCCACTGACTGATGTTGATGATGCGGTCGGGTAGCTTCCACAAACTGTTACCACGGCGCAGTAGGTTACTGAATATGATGGAGGACACCACCCATTTGGCTGGCCCAAACAGTATGTGGGCCTTGGGGAACTGGATCTGGTCGGGTAGGAACGGGTTAGCCCACGCCAGCAGCTCCTTCAGCTTCACATAGTCACTTGTTACGGATAGCACAATACCCTTGCGGCCTTGTCCTACCTGTTGGTGGCTCATCTGGGTGATACGCCCACTCCAGCGGGCTTCACCTATGTCCGCGGTCAGGTATAGGGTGGTTTTTGGCCACGCTTGTGGGTTTTTCAGGGTGTCATAGTAAGGACTATCTTCCGTCACTGTGACAGTCACTACCGAGGCATCATTCAACTCCCACTCCCAATCCGCCTCACAAACCAAGCTACTCAAAAAATTCCAGTCCCCATCCCACAACCGCACATGCGGTTGCTCGGGTAACTGTGGCAGGCGATCATACCGCTCCGCAGAAATAGTATCAACTGATTTACCCCACATAGACACTCCTTAGAACGGGTTTCGATAACTATACACATACCGGAACCGCACCTGTGGATTCCCGCCAGTATAGTTCACCCGGAACTCCTTAGACTCCCCCGGCATCACCGGCGCAAACAAACGCACACCATTCATACGCGCCCAAACCAGATTATCTTCATTTGACACCACCTGCCTAGCCGCCGGGTCAAAATCCACCAACACCTGAGCATTCTGCGCAATATCCCTAGGCATCTCATACGTCTTATCACCAGCATGAATCACCCAGTGATTAGCCCCCGACACCATCATCTGGGGGTGCAGCGGAAAATCCCCCACATTCTGAATCGACAACCTGTCCCTAGCAATGGTGACCCATCCAGTTGTCCACACAGGCTTAGGAAGCTTGAACGCCAACCTAGCCGCAACCCTCTGCTTCTCCTTCGACGGGTCATGCTTACCCTTAAACAACACACCCTCAAAAATAGCCCCCGTAGAACGCACCTCATTGTGCTCAACCCTGATTACACAACGACCATCCCCCAGGAACTGGGCTAAACGTTTCCACGAACCAGCAGCAGAAGAAGACTGATACGCCATAAACCACACATCCAGGTAGACAGTTCGCGCCTTAAGCCCACTGCCCAAATACAGTGAACCCACACCAGAACCGGACTCCTGCAGCCACGTATCCCCCGTATAATCCAATAGTCCATCTACCCCACCCTCAATCAGACGCACCCAACGGTCATTCTCATCAGTCAGAACAACCTCAGAACCACGAGAGTTAACAAGTGTCACCCGCACAACATCCTCCTACCAGTAAAGACCCCCAACGCCATAAGCGCCAGGGGCCTCATCAAACTAAACCCACACGGGCTTCTCAGTAGAACCACGCGGAGGGAACCAACCCTTCCACGGCTTACCATTCTTACCTGTACCCTCACGCAGAGTCCAATCAGCACCCACACCAGCAGGACGGTCAGCCTCAACCGGTGTGCCTCCTCCCTGGGCTGCACCACCCACCCCAACAGCGCCAACCAGCGCCTCAGAACCGAGCTTGGTCAACTCAATCAGACGTGACTCACCCAACTCCAACATAGATCGCTCAACCTCGGCGACAGTGTCCCCAGACACCACAATCCAAGGAGCATCATACCCCTTACCGCCCTTTAGTGTGATAGAAATCTTACCGTCAGCCACACATTCTCCTTAGAAGTACCAGCGGCCAGTACCGCTAGGTGTAGTGTTAATCGTTGCCTTCAACGGCACCTTAATATACTTGTCCGTCTGCGGCTCAATGCCACCATTGCGAGACACCGACACAGAACGATACGCCACACCAGCAGACTTACCGTTACCCTGCATCACAACCATCAACGCCTTACGCTTAGGCGCAGACGCAGAAGGAATATCAAAGTAGCCGGTACCGGCGGTACCACCACCATAGTAGTCGCCAAGTGCCGCGGGGGACAGCTCCTGTGCCGTGAACTCCCACGTCGACGTAGCCGCCTTGGTCTCAACCGTGTCCATGACTTCAATCTGCCAGGTGCCAATAGACTCGGTTTCCGGGTCATCCCCACCAGCCTTAGGCAGGTCCTCACGAGACACCAGGTAAGCGTGCCTCCACACCTTATCTACCTTAGTACCACCCGTGACCACCATGTCGCGGATAGCCCACAAGGTGATTTTGGTGTCCACCTGCACGATCACATCGTTCAGGTCAATACCCGCGTCGGAGATAGCCTTCTCAACCTTAGCCTGTGTAGCAGGCTGTGGAATCGTGATAGTCTTCTCATCAATCTTGAACGTCGGTGTAGCCAACGCCAACGAGTACTCATCAGCACCAAACGTCAACCAGTTCGTGACCTTGTGAAACTCAGCGGCCTCCATAGGGCTAGTGCCCTCAGGCGCCTCCAAAACAAAACCAGTCTTGGCGACAACCGCACCCTTCTTATACAAACCCATAACTAACCCTCCTCAATAATAAAATCAGCTGTGAAACTCACCAGAAAACCCCCACGAACCGGCACCTCAATCCACCCAGGGTGTCGCAAATCCCACGGCTTCACATACCGCTGCAACAGCTCCCTGAACCAACCAACGCACGCCGCAACCTCATCCCTACGATGAACCACCGCAGTAGCGGTCACAACAGCCATGGCTAATCCGTCTACGGACTCCCGCCACGACGAACACCACAACTGGGGGTCCTTCACAGGAAGCTGTGCTAGGTGTTTCCTAGCATCATCCACGCAAGATAGAAAGCTTTCCCTCAATGATTAGCGCCTTTCCGTCCGGGTCATCCAACAGTACATAACCATCAGTCGAACCCATATCTGTAGTAATCCGTGTAGCAGACTCGTGCTTACGCTCACGCTCTACAGCGTTGTGCGCCGTGTGCGGTGCCAAGCGAGCGCGCTTCTCCAAAGCCTGCAACTCAGTTGCGGCCTTAACCCCAGCCCTAACCCCACCCAAGTGGGCAAGATGTCGGTTAAGCTCCTTGGGGGACAAATACCAGTCCACACTCATAGCCGCTCCACCGCGATACGCGTAAACGGCAGTGTCACCCTAGAGTACACCTGTGGATACCCCACCACGCTATACTCGTCCCCATCAACCTCAACCCGCACACCCGGTTTCAACAGCCACATTAACCTGTCTTCAACCAGTCCATCAGCAGTGAACCAGTACCGATCACCCGCCCACGACGAGGTTTCAACACCCTGATCACGCGCATCAGACATTGGGCGTGCCCGCCCAAACACGGCCACACTTCCCTGATCGTCAGTATAAGTTAACTTGGAAAGCCCACCCGTCGGGGTAATCACAATTCACCCCCTGTGGTCTACTGTACGTCCGTCTAATCACACCAACATCACCTCCCAGTCCAATGGCCTCCAGAAGCTCAGTCTGATCCAGCACAGGACCACCACCCGCACCCTGTACACCAGCACGCTCAATTGAATAGTCCCCCTCCCCCTCAGACTTAAGTCCAAGGGGGTTAAGAAGGAACCGCACCATTGTGCGGGCCACAACATCGCCAGCTTTACGCCGCTGGCTAACTGTGGCCCCCGGTGGAAGGTACTCCTCAGCGTCAGCAATCAAGCTAGGAAGCCACGCCTCGCACAACCGCACCTGATCGTCACTGGGCAGGCGTGGAAGCCTGCCCAGGACTGCATCCACAGTGATCACTAGGTGGTAATCTTCACGAAGTTGTCAGCATTCGGCACAGACGCAACAAAGCTAGTCACAGCCTTGACAGCCACCAGGTCTTGCTGGTAGGTAGAAACCATCTGTGAACCATCCATGTTAGCGGAAATGTCCACCGTGGCCTCATTGGAAATCTCAAACCGGACATCCCCACTGGTACCGAACTGAATGTGCTTGAACGGGCCAGCAAAACCACGCGTCTCGCTAGACGCGGGAAGCAACTCATCGGCAATAATGGTGCGGCGGGACAAGAGGCTACCCATAGACTCACCTGGGTTGGAGTCACCCCACTGATTCGTGAGGAAGATGGGACGCTTCTGCGCATCCATAGCCATGTTTAACACCGGCTCCAGACGGCCATCAAGCAGGAACCCGTCAGGACGCTGGCCCTTAGACGCACCCTTGGTGATCACATCATTCAGTGCACCATACACACCTCCAGCAGCCTCATTGAACGCCTTGATGCTGGTAGTGAGCGTAGTGGTGTTCAGGGACTTACCGAACACCGTGCCATATAGGATAGCCGCGTCAAACGCACGCGCAATCGCCTCACCAGCCTGCGGCATGATCGCCTCCATGAACTGGGCGGAAGGAAGCTCAGCCACCTCACGCGTAGTCAGAAAGATAGCCGCAACCTTCTCAGGTGCAAGCAGCTTACCCTCAAGCTGGTGGTTCTGCACCTTGATAGAGTCACCTTCATTGACAAAAGCCGCACTGGCGGCACGACCAGCAGACACAACATAGGCACCCCCCTTAGTGGTAACCACCTCGGTGCCCAGTCGCTGAATCAGGGAACCACGCTTCACATACGCAAACAGCGGATCATTCTGACCCGGCAGAACAGTGCTCCTACTGGAATTATCCTTAGCGGTATATGCTACGTTCTTGTTAATAGCTACCATGTTTATTCACCTTTCCAAGCGCTCAAAGCTTCAATCAGGGACAACACCGAGTTGGGGGTTTCTTCCGCCGATTCTTCCACAACCGCCGTCGGCGGCACAGAAACAGTGTCCTCGCCAGGCACTACTTCTTCTTCTTCTTCTTCATTCGGCCGAGTTGCGGGCTCCTCAGCTTCAACTATCTTCTCGTTGAATGCTGTCAGCTTCTCGTTAAATCGATCCACCATAGCACTCATCAAGTCCACCTTATCCGCGAAGGTGGCGAACGCGTTAGCCAAATCCTCAGGCTGCACGCAAACTCCTTTCAATCAAACTAGCCACACTCGGCGCGTCCTTGTGTGACTGCTTGTACTTCTTAGCATCTTCGTAGAGCTTCCTATACTTCTTAACCTGCGAAGCATGTTCATACTTTGTCTCTGATGCAGCTAACAAAAACGCGCAGTCACAACCCTTGTGCCAAGCGTCAAAGGTGCCAGCGTTCTCCTCTAGGAAGATCGGCCCTCTGCTTGCCATCATAACACACCAACCGCAAGTGTACAAACCCACTGGTACACGGTACCCCCGGGGACGCTTCCGCCCACTGCGCAAAGCCTGCTGATCAAGCTCACGCACATACACACGCCCCTGGGTGCGCTCCTGATTAAGCACCACATCACGCACCGCCAACACGGCATCCTTCTCAAGCGCTCCCGCGCTTGAGACAACCCGCTGGCGCTGCTTCTGCAAATACCTAACCGGTACACGCTTAAGCATAACATCTGGGGGCTGCAAATGAAACTCCCGAAGCGCCTGCTTGTCAAACCGGTCCCGCTGCAAGGACTTCAAGTCCCAATCCAGCTCACGCACTAGCTGCAAAGCCTCCTGCGACCCTCCCCTAAGGAACTCCGCTATCTTCTCATACAGCAGCGTCAGGATTGCCTTCCGCTGGGTCTCGTAGCTCAAACCAGTCACCTCCTAAGGCAGCCACCCAACGCTGAACTTCCTCAGGAGTCATTCCAAGCTTCTCCTGCGCCTGCTCCACCGTAATCACACCCGCCTGCAGCTGCTTAATCACAGCATCAGTCAACGCCGCCTGCGTGGGCGTCCCAGGGTCACGCCAACGTACCGACAGCGTGCGCCGCACATCATCACTCGACAACCCCCGCAAATACAGAAGCATCAACATAAGACGCAGTAGGGCTGACTCCAACACGCTCTCCACGCTTTCCACTAGGGCAATCAGACGCGCCTCAGAGGCGCGAATAGCCTCTGCTGACGCAGGGTTAGTTGTCGACGCCAATAAGAACGTTGACGGCAGCTTAGTGCTGCCAACCGCCATGAGTAGGAGCGCTTTGATACCCTCCGACTGGTTCTGCAACGACGCTGCTTGTAACGTCTCCGTGCCCGCCTGCGGATTCTTCAACCGCAGGAAATCCCCCATCTCCAAATCCACAGACTCATGAGGTGTAACCCCCTTCAGTACATGCACAGGGTTCGCCAAAGTCTCCCCAGCGGCCTGCAAGTTGCCCATCAGTCGCGCAACACCCTCATCAATAGCCTGGATGTCCCGGGTGATACCCGACGCGGACACCCCGCTAGTCTGGCCCCAGTCACAGCGAACAATCAGGGGGAATCGTGTCTCCATCCTATACACAGTCTGACCGTGCGCCTCATCCTGAACCGCATCCTCCGTGTACACCCGCCAGTGCCCCTTACCTAAGCGCACATACACAACACCCCGATGCTCCACAGCATTCAACGGGGTGTACACATCCACATGGTACTGCGTTCCGCCACCCAAATAGTCGGGGGCCTTATCAGCAGACAGCGCCAACCACACCCGCCCATAAGTGAACAGGTCACTAGCAGCCAACGCCAGTTTTCTACTCAGTGCTTCCCACTGCACCAGTTCATTCAGCGCAGCCTCCGCCTGCTTATCACTAGTCGCAAATCCCAACAGGTGCACACGCTCCATAATCGCATCCACCATCGTTTTAGCTACACCAGCATTGGCCTTAATTCCGCGCAGACGTCGAGGTACACCCTGCCCCACGGCGGAAGGGCTGTGGCGACCCTCCCTGTACGCCCGCAACGTTTCATACTTCTGCTGATTCTGCCGAAGCAAGTTCTCCGGGTCAATCATCCAAATACCACGCCTTCCTAACACGGTACGCAGCTTCCAGCGACAGAACCCACGTAACCCAACCATCAATCTTCTTAGGTGACTTAGGTGTCTCCTTGCGGCCAGTCAATCCACCCCAAGCAAGCACCTTACGGACCACATTACCAGCATACCATACTAGAAGCTTCTTGGAAGAAGCCTCGACCGTGGCCTTACGAGCCTGCACAAGATCTAACCACTGCTCAACCGCTTTGGAGAAAGCTCTACCCTGGCCACGCATATCAAACGTAAACACACCCTCGTTGGACGCCTTAGCCGCAACCCCCAGCCCATACTTAGCCTCCAAATCACGGATGAGTACCCGTGCACCAAACACGTCCATCATGGCGCACTGCACATCATAATCCGTAAAAGCTGCCTCTAGCTGTGCGCGCACTACATCCCAGTCAATCCGGGGCTGTTCCGGTGACGGTTCCCAACGCCACAGCACCTTAGTACACAAGCTATACACATCCGTGACCGTGATGACTGTGTGATCGTTCGCCTCAGACCCGTCGAACCCAAGGCCCACAGACGCACCTAGCTCCACAGCGCTCTCAGGTTGCGCCTCCAACGTAGACGTCGATACCAGTCGGTTATCCTCACTCGTAAGTAGATTCAGGTGCTTGCGCACCAAATCAACCAGCGGCAACATGCGCCGGTGGAATTGCTTAAGCAGTCTGTCAGGGTTCAGCCACACCGCATCCCCCCTAGCCTTGATCAGAGCTTCCCTAAGCTGTGCATCCACCACTTCTCTAGGCTGGTCGAAATCTGGTAACTCGGGGGACAAGTTGTCCCACACGATGCCATCCGGCACTACCCCGCTTGCCTCAGCCTTAACCCGTTCATCCCATGAAGCCTCCGCCACAGAACCCTCCCCAGGCCAATGCTGGTTACACAACACCAATGTCACCGCCTGATCAATCTTAGCCACGTTACCCTTAAGGACTGTGTACTGCTTAGTCCCCTGATTTGCGTCATTCCACCACTGCGTTTCTGACGCAATAGCCAGGGTAGACCTAGCGCCCTCAGCAGACTCAGGGTTCTTCGTAGCTGCCTCAATCACACCACCTCTGGGGGTGGAGCCCAAGGTTTTGTACAGTTCTAAATCCACTTCGGGGGTAGGTTCCGGGGGTAATATGGCTCGTATGGCAGACATAGTGTTCTTCGTCTGTTCCTGCGCCCCCGCCGCCACAGTCACCCACGGGTTGTCTTGTCGACGACCAACCACATCGCCAGTGTGCGGGTCAAACCGATCAAACCTGACCGGCCCACACAGCTCAGCAACTGCCACGAACGCGGCCAGCGGGTCTTTACCCCAGCCCTTACACCTGCGCAACTCCACCTCATCCCACCGACGGTTACCATGCTCATCCACAGCATAGAACCACAGCAGAAACCGTGCCTGCTCAGGAGTGGGCAACCATGGCTTAGACTTGTCCGCAGGACTGCGTAGATTCTCAAAACCCCACTGCAGCACACCCCACCCAAGAGTATACTCAGGTAGAATGTACCGCCCATCCGGCCCAACAGTCCAAGTAGGATCAATCACTCTTCAATCACGTCCTTCCACGCAGGGTTCAGGTTTCCATTCTTCATGTAACCTACACGAACCTGCGAAGGCAGGTAAGTGTTGCCGCGGACCCGGTTACCACCCAACTGCTCCAGCGGAACCCCTGGCTCACGGTGGAAACGCACCACATAATCACACTCCGCACGCTCATCCGTTTGGAAGTACGAGTTACCCTCAACCACAGTTCTAGCCGCGTTTGTCACCGCAACAGCTGCCCAGTCAACCCTAGGCTTACCAGCAGGCTCCAAACGCAACTTGTTCTCTAGCCCCACGTTGTAAATCTTGTTACCACGAACTGTGGTACCAGGCTCAGACACAGCAACACCAAAGTTCAGGGCCGACCCAATATAGTTACCCTCAACCAGTGACTCACCGCCCACCGAGATACCGTTATCCCAGGACTGGGGTAGCACATTACCCCGGATAACCGCATAGTAGCACTTCTTGGTAAGTCCAATGGGTTCAAACGCGGTCCTCGACTCCACCATAGTGATGTGGTTCGCGTCGATCATTGCCCGCATAGGTGCCATAGAAGTGTCTTTAGCATTATGGTTCAGCATCACCCCCATACCTCCGGACACATTACTAATGGTGTTGTCCCTAATCACCACATCAGGTGCGTAGTTCTGCACCAAAACACCCCCACCCGTAGCGGGGGCCTCCACGCCTAACGTAGGAATCAGCCCAGCCCCATTCAATTTGTTACCCTGCACACGGTTACGGGCAGCCTCGCCAGGCTTAACCTGCGTACCCAACCCCTGTAACAAAATCAGGTTCGCGGGGGCATTCCGCAAATCACACTCCTCAATCACCGAATCTGACACATCAGACAGCTGCAACAGATTCTTAGACGGGGACAGCGCTGTACCCTGCAAATCAGCCACCAAGCCCCGCAAGGCCACATGATGCACCCCCACGCCCGCACGTGCGCAGAACATAGCTGGACCATTCAGCTGTGACGGCTCCGCCTTAAGCACAGCCCCCACAGCACTACCAATCCGCTTACCCGAAGCCTTATCCAACCACATAGTAGAAGTAACCACTGACTCCCCCACCAGGACAATCTCAGACACATTGGGGGAATCCAGTGCCGCCTGTAACTCCTTAGTCACATCAGCGCCACGCACATACGCCACTGACTCCACACTAGTCACTACACCCCCAGGCGCAGGGGCGGGGGCTGGCGAAGGAGTAGGAAGGTTCTTCAGCGCCTCCTTCACTACTTCCGTGGCTGTGGTCTTGGCAGCCTCTGTCGCCTGTTTCACAGCACCGCCTGCTACCTCACTGGCGGCCTCACGCGCGGCGTCCACAGCAGCGGTCCTAACACCCCCGACAGCCTCTGTAGCGGCTACACGCGCGGCCTCCGTAGCAGCTTGCACCGTGGAGGTAGACGCCTCAGAAACTACCTGCTTAGCCGCTTCCTTGGCGGACTCCACCGCCCCCGCCACAACAGCATTCGCCGCATCAGTTGCAGCGGACCTAGCTTCCTTCTTAAGTGCCTCTGCATCGATCTGGCCTCCACCAGCAGTGCCCTGCGCCACAAACAAGTTAGCCAGTGCCACATCACCCTCGGGTACATCAACGTCAACGTTGAATGCCTGCCCATTCCGAGCAACCACAGTTACGGTCCACAACCCCTGCGGAACCGACATGGTGGTTTCCTTGTCCGTCAACCGATACCGCAACGCCCACCCACCACGACTACTACGCCACGTAGTGTCCGCATAGTGCGCACCCTTGATCACATCACCAGCAGTTCCCTTAATAGTCGCCATTAGCTCCCCTATCCAGCTCAAACGCCTGCAATAGATAATCCTTAATTTGCACAGTCTCCTGTGTCTCCTGCTCGGGTACCCTAAGCATACCCACGCGCCTCCTAGACGCCTCAGACACCATCAGGTCACCCCACATGGTGTTAACTTCCTTGAGCATCTGTGCGCTCATGCGCTTGGCATTCAGCAACTGGTTAGTCGCCTCAGCGGCAACCTGTGCTAACGCCCAGTCCGACGGCTCATAAATCTGTGCCTGCACCGACCTGCCAAGCGCCTCCCACAGGTCCAACACCATGGGGTGCGGGTCTACTACCCGTAGGGGTGGCTGCGGCACAGTCAGATGACTCACCCCCACACTTACCCCCGGTTCAGACATTCCAGAACGCTTCAATGTTCGTTCAGATACAGGGCTAGGCAGAGGCCCTCTTGTACCCAATCACCCTCACCTCCAACTCTCGTTAAGTGGTTTTGTTTTTGCTTTTCGCCGCCTGGCGCGCAACCCAGCAGTGGCCTCGCCCCGCGTCTTCCAAGCGTGACATGCTTTACACAGCAACTGTAAGTTTGTCAAACTGTGGTCATCACCTGCACAGATGTGGTCAACCTCCGTTCCCTCAGTGGGACACCTCACGCCACCAACAGTGGCCTGACACCGCCCGTTGTCACGGGCAATCACGATCCTGCGCCTGGCTTCCCAGTCCCTGGGCAGACGACTCCTACGGTTTGATGTTTCCCATGCCATGCCCACGACGCTACCGCAAGCTCACCCTCTCGCGCAACCCAAGGCGTCCCCAGACCGTCAGCCCACCGATTGGCCGCAACCCGCACCCACCGTGTGGGGCGGGCATGGCCCTAAAACGCTCTCATTGCCGTCTCTCGCGGCCCAAAACCCTTCCCGAGGGTAGTTGCTGCGGAGAGGGTGTCTCAACGCCTCAGAGAGGCTCACAGGCGTGATTTAGCCGTTCTACGGTAGCTATGCAACGCTTGATTTGCATAATTACCCCCGAAAGTGTGAGTGACTTGACAAGGGTTCCGCTAAGCGCAGGTCCCTGACCTGCATTAACCGGAACAGAAACCGTCACTACCTGCACGTTTGTGTTCTGAAACCCGTATGCTATAATGAGCTTAAGCGATCGGGAAAAAAATATATATATATATTCAAAGTTATATCTTATGGGAAAT